AGCTTGAGGTTATTGTAGCGGAGATGGAGCGGCGGAAGGAAGAGGAGCGGTGCCGGTTTTTCGTGCCGAACGGGGCGCAAGAGCGGTTTATTAAGGAATTGGAGAGGAAAGATATATTTATTGGGCTGTTTATCGCGGCCAACGGGGTTGGGAAAGACGCGGTGATGGCGAACATATGCGCGAACGTGATATGGGGGCCGCAAAATGAGTGGTTTAATGCGGATTTGTTCAAGGAATGGCCGTTTCCGCGGCGGATACGGATAGGGACGGAATCGTCCAACATGCAGGATTCGGGATCTGTGGATACCGAGATAGGGACCTGGTGGCCGAAGGACAGGTATCGGGGCCTCAAAATAGGGAAACTCTACACGGCGCAATATAAGACGGATACGGGGTTTTTGGTTGACAAGATGAGCTATGAGCAGGAGAAAAAGGAGTGGGAGTCCGCGACGTTGGGGATGGCATGTTTTTCTGAGCCGCCGCCTAAAGAGATTTTCGCGGCAACGGTGGGGCGGATGCGGAAGGGTGGACTGATTCTGTTCTTTATGACGCCTTTGACGCATTCGGCGTGGATTCAGGATGATTTGGTGGACGCCCACGACCAGAAGACTTTCGTGGTGGGGGCGGACATTGAGGACAACTGCAAACAACACGGGGTCCGTGGCATTTTGGAGCATGGGCATATTGTGAACATGATGGAACACTGGGACCCCGAAGAGGTGGACGCCCGGGCGCACGGGCGGTTTACGCACCTTTCAAGCGTCATCCTGGGGAAAAGTTTTAACCGCATGTTTCACGTGGTAGGAGACGATTTGGAAGCGCCCGCGGGGTCGCAGTGGGGGATGCTGGCGGATCCGGCCCGGGGCAAGCCCTGGGCTATGGCTTGGTTTTGGGTGGATAAGAGGGGGCAGATGGTGGTGGACCACGAGTACCCGGAAGAAGACTTCTCCCGTATGCGGGAGTCTAACCTGGGGCTGGGGGATTACAACCGTATCATCCGGTTTTTAGACCAGGGGCGGCCCATGGAATGGCGGGTGATTGACAGGCATTTCGCCAACGTCAGGGACCAGAACGGGCGGACGCTGAGGGGTCAGTTGGCTGAGGAGTTTGGGCTGGATTTCATGGACTCCTACGAGGGCGGGGTGAATGAAATTGAGGTGGGGATTCAAGGCGTTAAAACGGCCCTTGCCTTTGACCGGGACAGGACCGTGGACACGCTGAACTATCCAAGGCTCTTGATCAAGGAGCGGTGCAAGAACACGATCCGGGCGCTGGAGCGGTGGTCCCGGAACCCGAAGACTTTGGAGCCGGACAGATTGTCCCCTTACAAAGACCATTTTGACTTGGTGCGGTACCTGTGCATGGCCAAGCCGGAGGTGTATGTGTCGGCTCCTATGGAATCGCGGCGGATTGGGTACGTTTTAGGGCGATGAAATTTTGTGTTGATTGCAAGTATTTTTCATTGAGAAAACATATCCATGGTTTTGCTGATATTGAAATCTGCCTCCGGCATGAGGTCCGCGTTGACTACGTGACCGGCAATGTACAGGAAATTACCTGTTACGAGGCGCGTAGTGGCCGTTGCGGATACGACGCGATTTATTGGGAAAAAAACAATGAAAAAGAAAAAGCCTAAACGGCCTTGCTAGTTTAATTTCGGGAGGGGGCGTACACCCCCTTTAAACGGGCCTGTACCTGCCCGGACAACGGTCTACAGGGGCCGTTTTCACGCGGAATTCGCGTGGGGACGGCCCTTGTTACGTTGACAGGAGACGAAGATGCCAAGAGGAAGACCAAGGAAAAACAAGGTTCTGGAAGCGCCGGAACATCCGGCGGGGGAGAAAGACATGACGATACAGGAAGAAGCGACCAAAGCGCCCGAAGACTTGACCGCCTTAATCAATAAAGAATTCAGCGTTTTCGAACGGAACCGATTGAAACCGGCCTTCCTGATTTTGGGCGTGGCCCAATATCGGGCGGTCAGGCGGCTTCCGTTTTTCGGCGATAACGGCAAGGTCCAGACCGTGAACGGAACGGTTGTCGTCGCCTCTAGAAAAATGGACGGCATTGAGTTGGTGGAAGGGCCGAATACTGAAGCGTACAGAAATGAGTAACAAGGACGTAAATAAGCGGGAAGCGTCCGCCTATGTGGAGGAGTTCTATCAAACGTCCTGGAATTGGCGTTCCCAGGGGTACCATGCCCGGTGGGATAAATGGGAAAACAACCTTCGTAGCATCTACGATCCAGAAATCAAGGCATTAAAAGAGTCGTGGCAAGCGACCATGTTCGACCCCATAACAGTGACGAATGTGGAGGTCATCGCGGCCGCCGTGACAAAAATACTCATGAGCAAGAAGAATTCCATGGGCATCGAACCCAGGGAAACCGGCGACCAGTTGCAGGCGGAACTGAACACGGCGCTGCTGAACCACCAAATTGATAAATCTGATTTCGTCTTGGCCTTCAACCTGGCCTTAAAGCAAGCCCTGACTTATGGCTCAGGCTTCTTGAAGTTCTACTGGTGGCGCAAACAGGAAAAGCGCCGGTTGCGTGAACGGGTGGAAACCAATTTCATTAAACGCCTTTTCAAGGCGGACAACGCCATGGGCGTGTACCGGGACAAAGTGGTTGAGATTATGGCCAAGGACCAGGTTCGCGTTGAGATGGTGCCGATCCGTGACATTTTCCCGGCCCCGAACGCTTTGGACCTGGCCCGGGTCATCCACCGGACGCGGGTTTCCTATGGCGAGCTGGTGGACATGTCGGGCAAGAAAAACGACCGCGGGGACTATCTCATTGACCCGGAAGCCGTCCGCGAGTTGGAAACCGTCGAAGAAGGCGACAACTTTGAAACCGAAGTCCTGCCCAGCAAATCCGAAATCAACCTGACCGATCCGGCTGTCCCTAGAACAAAGTATGGGAAAATGCACACGGTCAAGGAATTCTGGGGCGAAATCCCTAGACGATGGACGGAGCCGGACATGGACCCGGACAGAAAAGCCTCCCATGAGCTTGTCCCCGGCAAAGTCTTGACCGCGAATGGCCGTTACCTGGCCTGCGAGGAAAACCCCATGCAGTCCATGGAACCGCCTTTCTTGAAAATCGACTACATCCCGACATGGGAGACATACGGCATAGGCGTCTGCCAGCTTTTGGAAGGCATACAGGATGAGATGAACGAAATTCGTAACCAGCGCGTGGATAACGTCAGCCTGAGCATGAATAAGATGTTCGTGGTCATTGAAAAATATCTGGTGGACCCGAAAGAGTTGCGCTCAAAACCGGGAGCCATTTTTCGTTTGAAGGGCTCCGACATAGACGACGTGAGGAAAGTCTTTTCTGAGATACCTATTTCGGACGCGGCGCTGTCCGCCTTCAAAGAGACCTTTGAGCTGGAACGCAAGGCCCAAGAGGTGACCGGCGCAAACCGCGTCACCATCGGATCGGCGGGGACAGTGAAAGACGCCAATCAAACCCTGGGCGGGATGGAGCTTTTGCGCCAGGCGGCGGCGGACAGGTTCACCGTGTACGCCTATTTGATCGGGCGCATGTCGCTGGTGAAGGCGGCCAAGAAATACATGGAGTTGATCTACCAGAACATGCCCGATGACATGATCCGCCGCATCCTGGGCGACCGGCCCGTAACGATGATGGACGAATACGGGGAAGACATCCATATTGCCAGGTGGCAGGCTTTCAATAAAATCCCGCCCCATGAGCTTGAAATGGATTATGACTTCGTGCCCGTGGACGTTTTCAACGAGGAAAACCTGATGGCCAAAGACCAGGCCATGGGAAGCTATGTGCAACTGCTGGCGAGTATCCTGCCGCAATTCGATCCGACCCCGGCGTTCCGCATGATGGGCCGCAACAAGGGCCTGACTAATGACGAGATTGACCAAATCATGTCCGGCGTTTCCGGGCCCATCCCGACGCCGATGGCCATGGGGAGCGGTATCCCATCGGTTGCCAAGTCGTCTCCGGGCGGCGCGGGGAAATCCTCAATGACGCCATCTCCCCTTGAGTCGAATCCGTTGGTTCAAAATGGCGTGGCCGCGTCATGACCCCGGATCAGGAAACGGCGCTGATGCGGGAATTTTCCAAGACCCCCTTTTGCAAGGAATTGTTTATGCCGTACCTGGACGGGCGTCTCAACGACATTCATAACCTGGTTGACACCATCCTCTGCGCCGGTGAGCCGGAGAAGCAGTTCTCGCGCTTGGCGTCTTATTCCGGCCGCCGCCGGGAGGTGAGGGACCTGTTGGACTGGATGGCGCAGATTTCAAATAGGAACGTGTGAATTTGAGGAATCCCTTTTGAGGACGTGTAAATCCGAGCTGGGCGGAAAAATTACGTCCGGGAGCAATCATGGAAGTTAAAGACACAGGCAACAACATGGAACAGCCCGCCGCGCCCGCGCCGATTTCGAACGCGGTCGTCATATCCCAGGAACAGTCGGACGCGAACATGGCCGAACTCCGGGACAGGCTGGCGACCATGAATGCCGCCAAGGAAGATCAGGAGAGGACCACCGCTTCACTTCCCGACGTGGAAGAGCCGGAAATGTCGGCATCCCAGGGGAAACAAGAAGAGGCGGTCCCGCAGGCTCGCATTGACGCAGGCAAGGCGGATGAGGGCAAAACCCAAAAATCCGTCCAACACCTGGAAGAGGCTATCGAAGATAAACGGGCGTCCTTGGAGAAGTACAAGGAGCTTCAGAAGAAGTTCACGCCCCTGGCCCAGCAAGCGGCCGCCGAAAAAAAGAAGTTGGAAGCGACGGCGGACGCGGTGATGGATGACGCGGGGGTGTCGGACGAATTCCGAAGGCGGTTCCAAGAGGACTACGAAAAGGACCCTTTAGGGGCGATTGTCAGGCTTCAAAACGCGGTTGTGGATCGGGGGATCGAAAGGTACCGCCAGGAGGAATCCGTGAGGGCCGCTCAAAAACGGCAAATGGAGTGGCTGGAAGAGCAGGCCCGGAGCGGAAACCAATGGATACTGGAGGACAAATGGATCGACCGCATCTCCCGCGTTTTAGAAGACAATCCGTTCTTAAAGCAGAGCGATAACCCGTATAGGGACGCTTTGCGGTTTATCGACGACAAGCCGGCCATCAATGGGCGGCCGCCTTCCGCAGCGCCGGAAGGGCCGAAAACGCCGATTCTCGGCGTTTCGGGGGCTATCCCTCCTCCGTCAGCGCGCAGTTCTGGTTCACCTGAGGCGGAATTGGAAGATTTAAACCGTGACCTGTTGCGATATGCCCACAACCCGTTAAAGGCCATGGCGATTCAAAAGAAAATGGACGAATTGGTTTCTAGGAACATGGAAAGGCTGGTTCGGGGACGTTGATCCATGGGTGTTGAAAAGAAAGCGCGGAGATTGTAATGGCGGATACGCTAACAACGACTTCAGCATTAAATAACCTGTTGAAGCATTTTTTTGTTCCAACAGCGATTCGGACGCTCTTAAACGAGACGCCGTTGTATGAGTTCGCTCAAAAGGATGCGCAACCCGGCAAGAGCGGGAACATCACTTATTGGAATGCTTGGCTCCGTATCGCAGGCGTTTCATCGGTGACCTCCGAGGGCGGCGCGGCTTCGCTTGGGCCCTTGTCCAGCAGGCGCGTGGGCGCGACCATCGCGCAATATACCAAGGGCGTGAAACTTACCGACCTGGCGCAATTCATGGCCGTTCTTGATCCCAAACAAGGCGGGCGGGCGATGCTCATGGGTTCCGCTAAGGAAACCATGGAATACATCTCGCACATGGGCATCTACAAAAACGACATCAACAAGAATCGCGTGAAGACGACCAACCTGTCTTCATACATTTCCTCGGTGGTGTCGGGCTTTTGCGCGTTGACGGGGACGCACAACGGGGATATTCAGTTTCAATTCCCGGCGATCTTCGCCACCTCCTGCGGTCGTCTATCGGCGGTGAGCAAGACCGCGCCGTCTTTGTCCGCTCAACTTTCCGTGTATGCCTTGCGGAAGGTGGGCGTGGCCTTAGACGAGGTGACATGTGATTACTTCCCCGACGGTTACCGCGTGGCTTATACCACGCCCCGGGCGATTAAATCGCTCAGGACGGACCCGACTTGGCAGGACTGGAACAAATACCAGAACTCCAAGGAGACCATGTATAAGGCCGAAGCCGGGATGGTCGAGGGATTCCGGGTCGTCATGTCGCAGCTTGCCCCGGCTTATCGCGTGGCCGCGCACTCCGTCAGCATGGTGTTCTGTTTCGGACCCCAGGCTTTCGGGGTGACCGACATCCAAGGCGGCATTGAATGGATTGTGGTGGATACGCCTGATTCCGGCAATCCCTTCAATACGTTCATGAGCCTTGGCTACAAGATCAACGGCGCGGCGGCGATGCTGAATCCGTCGGCTGGACGGATTCTGTTCGTCCACGAGAAGAACTAAAAAAATGGTCCGGTCCCCCGGGGGATTGTCCCCCGGGGGGTGGGCGGAGGTTAAATGACCGTTCCAGGGCGCGAGGAAGTCAACAGGCTTAACGTCAGCGTCAGTTCCGGGGCAGGATCCGGGACGATTTCACAGATTTGGTCCATTTGCCGGAGGCTGAGGATCATCCCGCCGGCGGAAACGGATTCCTACGATGTAAGCATAACCGACGGAGATGGCCATATTATATTCAAGAGAGAGGCGCAGGTGGGGACACTATCGGAGGCCATTGAATTATCGTTAGGAATAGCCAAGACCGTAACCTTCGCCAACGCCACGGCCAACGGCACATACGCCGTGAAATTCGACATGCACTGATGAACGACGTTCAACGGGCGGGAACAGGAATCGGATTTAAGAGGTGGTTGACGGCCCCCTGGGCCAGTTTTAAATTCGCGGTCCAGCGGATGCACCTCTTTTACCTTGGGATGTACGTCCTCAGCAACGCCCGGAAAATTGAAGCCCGGGTCCAGGAGTTTGAGCAGAAACGCAATGACTACGAGAACGCGAGGGACAAGGAAAACCTCATTTATTGGAAAGGGTTCTGCGCGGGCATACATTATTGCCTGAAAGGAGAGTGGATGAAATGAAAAGGTTTCTTTCCGGATTTTTCCTCTTCATCGGTTTCCTGGCGGGCCAATTGTTGCCGTGGCGGGTCCAGTCGGATGTTACCTACACCGGACCCATGGATGATGCCGCTCTTCAGGTGCGGATTGATTACGACGTGGACAGCAACCCCATTTACGTGGGCGAGGCCCGGCCCGGGTCCGCCTCTAATGCCGCCCGCTGGCGGATCAAAAAATTAACATATTCGGGGACGAACATGACGGTTTTGCAATTCGCGGACGGCAACCCGAATTTCGATAACGTATGGGACAATAGGGCCTCGCTTTCTTATTCATGAAGAAATCCGCATTATTCCTGTTTTGTATTATGGCGGCCGCCGGCGCCCAGGCGGCCATGAAATACAATCCACTGCTCAGGCAAAAGCTGGACAATACGGGCACGGGATCGGGAAGCGGCACGCCGGGGGGGAGCTCAGGGAACGTTCAGATCAATTGTGCCGGGAGTTTTTGCGGAGATTCCGGCCTCATCTTCAGCACAACGACAAATTCCATAGTGATCGAAGGGACCGGAACTTTCAACGGATCGCTTTATTCATTCGCTCCTTCCAGCAACACCCCTAAAGTCACCATCGGCCAGCTCACGACAACCAAGGCCGCGAATCTCCACATGGAACGGCTGAGTTACGCTCCCTCCGGCACCGAATACGGAATGTTCATTGAGGCCGATTCATCCCCGACGGCCAACGGGACCGCGATCACGCGCGGGGCTTACATACAGACAAATTTGTTGGGGACGAAGAATAGATCAAGTTCCACCGGGCTTACGGTTGAGCTATCGAATTATGGAACAGGGTCGGCGGACTCGCAACAGGCCCTGAGCGTCCAAAATATCATATGGGACCACGCCAGTCTGCTGAACGCCACCGGGTTTTCATTTGGCCAATCAAACGCCAGCGGGAAAACGATTTCCACGATGCTGGGCGGGAGCGTGTCCGTGACGCAGACGGGGACCGGGACCGTCTCTAATATGGGCGGGCTCAACATTGCCATGTCACGCTCCGCCGGGACCGTGTCGGCGGGAAAGGCGTTGTACGTCCACCTTGACGGGCTCAGCAATGTATACGGGATATATTCAGACGGTGCCATAAATTATATCGCGGGGAACCTCGCCGGACCCACCGCCGTGACGTCATCGGGAACGGCGCTGACGCTTGGAAATGCTTCCGACGTGGACGTTTTCAAGCTTTATGCCGATTCCGCGACCATCGACGCCTCCCAGGTTGTGACCCTGGCCCAAAGCCAGGACGCCGGGACCATCAACACTTCGACGAATCCTCTGGATTGGTCCAAGATGAAAAATGTTCCCGCCGGGTTCGCGGACGGAACGGATAATACGGCGGCGGGCGGCGGGGACAACCTGGGAACGCACATCGCCACGCGGACGTTGGCCATGGGCGGATTTCGGATCGTGAACGCGCCGGTCATCACATCCAGCTCCACCGTGATCCGGTTCGGCGTGGCTTCCGACACGGATGTGCTCAGGGTTTATTCCACTTCAGCAACAATCAACGGCGTCCAGATCACCACCGGCGTGGCCGGCGTTGCGATCCAGCCTTTTGACGCGGACCTTGCGGACCTGGCCGATGGGTCGCTTACCGGGTCAAAGGTCGGCATCGGAGTCCCGGCGGCGAACATCGCGTCCGGCAGCCTTGGGGCCGGCGTCATCGCTTCTTCAATAGCCTATTCCGGCTTTTTTAATTCCGCCGCCGTACGGTCGAACCTGGGCCTTGCGATAGGTTCAAATGTCCAGGCATACGACGCGGACTTAGACGACCTCGCCGACGGGAGCCTTACCGGAAGCAAGGTAGGCTCCGGTGTCCCCGCCGCTAATATCGCCTCGGGTTCCCTTGGGTCTTCCGTCCTGGTTTCTTCGGTGGCCCAGGCGGCCGTTTATCCTAGAGCTTTGAAAGCGATTGATTCTCCGGCGGATAATGAGGTCTACTCCTTCGATTCCGCGACGGGCCAGGGGGAATGGGTGGCGGCAGTGGGAGGTTCCGGCGATATCACAGACGTTTTCAACTGCAATTCCGGTGATTGCGCCTCAATCGTCATGGCGGACGGAGACTTGTTGAACGCATCGTCCGTTAATAATTCCGCGACAACGGAAGGGATTATATTGCCGCAGGGGACCGCGCCGACAGGGGCGACGGCGGAAGGCCAAATCGGGTGGGATACCGATGACGATATTCTTATCATGGGAACAGGCTCTGGAACAGCGCGAATCAATGTCAACAGCATCGGCCAGTTTTGTACAACCGGATTCACAGCGAGTCACTTCCATATGTATTCACAAGGTGATGTCGCCACAGGCCGCTGTAGCGCATCGGAGACCACGGCGAAGTCCACGAATATCACATTCCCGTACAACATAACAATAAGCAGCCTCACATTTACAATGACCACAGCGCCGGGCGCTGGGAATTCGTGGGCCGTAACAGTGCGAGAGAATGGAGTTGACACAACAATCACAGATACGATCTCAGGCGCTGTAGACGTGGAGGCGAAAGATACAACGCACAGCGTTCTCATTGAGGCGGGAAATGTCATCACGATAGGAATAACGGAAACCGGGACCGCGACGAACACCGGAAATGAATCCTGGAACTTGATGTACAGAGTTTCAAATTAAGACGGAGGATGGAAACATGAGACACACGCTTTTGGTTTTTTTCATTATGGCGGCGACGGCATTTCCAGCCGGTCCAAAATTAAAAGATATTGGAAACGGTTGCATAGAGTTGGACCGTTCAGGCTGGACGCAAAATCAAAAGAACAGGACTAAAGGGGCCGCTTATCAACTCATGTTTAGGGCCGGGTTCGATATCATCCCAACATTGACAGGCGATATTCTATGTTTTGATCCGGCCCCGTTGGATGTCGCACAAATAATTGATGAGGTGAAGATATTGGCCGTCATGGCCGAGAACGACAATAATGACATCACGGAGAAAGAGGCGGCGAAGGCCGCGAAAAAACTCCTTGAGGACGAGGCCGAACAGCTTACAGCCGCCATTCTCGCGGATGATCTGATATGGGATAGCAAGACGGATCAAGAGAAGATATTCACACTTAAGAAGCTCTTACGGTTGAATGTGTTGAGGGAACAAGGCATTAAATAGAAGGCGAAGGTGCGTTTAATGAAAACTTTGTTTATTGTTTTTTGTCTTGCCGTTCCTGTTTGGGCGGCCAAGGATGATCCGGTCCCAAGTTACATTGAACTTGACAGCCAGGACCATTCTGTGGTTTTGGAGTATTGCATGTCTTCGCCCGCCAGCGTGCCGGAGGATCAGCGGGTTGGCGTTTGCGTGTTTCCGTCGGAAGTGGACCTGACATTAAAACCCATCGAGGGCGGCGACGGTGGCGGCGAGTTTTTGAGATGGAGGCATGAATGTCGATCAATCGGATTTCCAATATGAAAGAGATGGGCCTGCGGTAATGCCGGGCGAAATCCAAGCGGCGGCAGTTCCGAGGACTTCTGATGGAACTATTAAATTGAATTTGGGCGGACGTGATACGCATATCGATGGGTTTTTGACCGTTGATTTGCGTTCGGGGCCGACGGTGGATATTCAGGCCAACATAAATAATTTAGCAATGTTTCATGATAGAACCGTGGATGAAATTTATGCTTCTAACTGTTTGGAGCATTTTCCACACACTGAAACGGTTAAGGTTTTGCGGGAATGGCGGCGTGTCCTTAAGAAGAGAATGAAGTGTTTTGTGTCGGTACCAAATCTTGATGCGAGTATGGCTTTGGCCAAATTAGAACCGGCGGCAGATTGGCCTATTTATCTGTTATATGGGGACCAGGCGGAACCATTGAACTTTCACTATATCAATTTTACGTTTCCAATGCTGGCGAGGAGGGCCATGGAGGCGGGATTCTTCGATATCCATAAAATTGACGCTATGCCTTACGGTCTGCTGGATGCTTCAAAATTTGTTGACAATCGCCATGGGATTCCAATTTCCTTGAATGTGGAGATGATTGCATGAAAGTTTCGATTGTCGCTCCGGTCAAGAATGAGGCGGCTTTTATCGGATATTCGGTAATGGCCGTCTTGGATCATGTTCATGAGATCATTTATACATGCGCAGGTTCAAACGATGGGACCGATGAAATACTGGACAAAATTAAGGCCGTCTATGCTGGGGATAAACTCAAATTGCTCAGGAAACCGGGATATGACTTCAACACAAAAGATATGTTCGCTTATAATGCCGCCTACAACGACGCAATTGAGGCGGCCACAGGGGACGCCGTTTTTTATTTACATCCCGACATGATCGTTTTGAATCCTGAAATCATCCCATATCTACCGGAAAAGGGGCTGGCCTGGTATACGAACCTGGCGAGTTACGCGGGAGACATGCGGACGGTCATCACGAAGGGACGAGACACGGCGTGGAAAAATATACACCGTAAAAAGTTCGGACTTCACTATTTCGGAGCCTATGGCTCCCAAAATGAGGACTTTTATTTCAAGGACATAACCGGCCGGGCGCATGTTCATCATGGGAAGGCGTTCCGGCAATATCCATATACCGTCCTTGATTCCGGCCTTCGGGTGAACCATTATTGTGAGGCTAAGGAGTATTCCAGGAGATTCGAGAAAATGAAATCTTGTTTAAGAAACCTTTTCCCTCATTGGACGGAGAGTTTTGTCGTTGAGGAAGCGGCCCAGCATCCCCGCGTCACGCTAACGCCATCTTCCGAGCGTTGGGGCGTATTTGAGTTTCAACCGGCGGAAGCGCCGGAACCTTTTGTTTTTCAGAAGTACAGAGAGGAGTTTAAAAAAATAACGGAGGCTGTGGCATGAAAGTTTCATTTGTCGTCCCTATCTATAAAAAGGCGCAGCCGACCGTACGGAAATGCCTTAAGTCTTTATTTCAACAGAGCCACAAGGATATTGAAGTCGTGTGCGTATTCGATGGGCCGGACCCGGACATGGAAACCATGGTGAAAAAAGAATTTCCATCGGCTAATGTCTTGGTCATTCCACATGGAGGAGCCCCGAAAGCCAGGAATGCGGGATTTAAGGCATCAACCGGTGAGATCATTAGTTTTTGGGACGCGGATTGTTTCGCGGAATCGCGCCGTGTCGTGCATGGCTGGGTTTTTGCCTTTGAGAAGCACCCGGAAATGGATTTCATTTACGCGGGCTACAAATTCACAGACCCCAAACTTCCCGGGTTTATGTCCGAGGCGTTTGATCCGTGGACGTTAAGAAAATACAACTATATTTCAACGATGTTTCCCGTTCGTCGAGAAAAAGTCGTGGAATGGGACGAGGCATTGGCGGGTCTCCAGGACTGGGATTTCTGGCGGCGGGTGACAGACGCCGGCGGGCGTGGGTATTGGCAGGGGGAGGGGTACGGATTCTCGACTGAGCCGCCGGACAAGGACGCCATTTCCATGCACTCATCCCAGGAGAGGATTACGCGTATTGAGGCGGTGCGAAAGAAGCACGGAGACGCGGAATCCGAAATCCTTGTGGTGTCCGGCGCTTACAAACGGGACGCTATAGAGCTTGCTAAGATTTTAGACGCGGATTACTTTTGGTCTCCTTACTGGATCACTAGGAAATATAAAACCATTGCGTCGATTGGATTGTTTCCCCAGGACTTGTCCGGTCTCGCCCCGTTTTTTGAAAGCGCTTCCGATGCTTCCACGCGGCGCGTTATCTATTGGATGGGGTATGACGCCGAGACCATGTTTCATTCTCCCTTCAACGAGGTGAAAGCCATGGTTGAAATGCTGAACAAAACGATCGAAAAACAATATTGCGCGGATGAGCGGACGAAGGATTTCTTAGAACAGATCGGCATATCGGCGGAGGTATTGCCGTTGCCCGTGAAAGCGGGGAAGGTCTTTAACACATTGCCGGAGAAATTCCGGGTTTTGGCGTTTTATGATCAAACGCACCAGCTCTTGATCGACTCCGTTATCAAGGCCGTCCCGGACATTCTTATAGATAGGATGGAATACGGGAAGCCGTTTCCTTTGGAACAGTATTCGGCGGTAATGCAATTTCTTGTGAACAAAAGACTTGATGCGGCAACGGTCAAGGCCCTGATACAGGGGCGGCGTGTGATTTCAAACGTTCAGGCTCCATTCGCGGGTTACGTGGACACCTCCGGGGGGACGACTGAAATCAAAGCCGAGGTTATCGCCAAACTCAGGGAATATGAGCCAATGAAAGATATCCATGCGGAGGCGCAAGAATATTATTTGGAACTGTGCGCCCCGGAAAAATTCAAGGCCGCCTTCCTCAGAAACAAACCTATTGCCATGGAAGCCGTCGGGGCCGCGTCATGAAAATACCCTTGGCGTCCTTTGTCATCCCTGTTTTTAACGGGGAATTGTTCCTGGCCGAGACCATCGTATCGTGCCTGACGCAGACGGAACAGAACATAGAGATCGTGGTTGTGGACGACGGGTCAACGGATACAACGGACAGGATTTTGCGGCATTTCCAGGGCGCGGACGAGCGCGTGAGAGTAATAAAGCACGAACATAACGCTGGCCGGAGCGCGGCCCGGAATACGGGCATCCGGCAGGCGCAATCCCCCGTCATTTTAATTTTAGACGCCGACGATATCGCCATGCCGGACCGGGTACGCTTGACGCTGCATCATTTCAAGAAAAATGCCGGGGACGATATCGTTTACGGCGATTTTCAGGTTATGGATGATTGGGGCCGGGTCCAAGGCGGCGTTAAAGCCGACGCTTTTGACTCCGAACGCGTGAAAAAAACACTCCTTACATACATTTGCCACGGCACCATGGCGGCCCGGAAAAGCGTCTTTGAAAAGGTGGAATACTCGGACGGCGATTGGAGCAAGCACGGAATTGATGATTGGAAATTTCAAATGGACTGCGTGCGCGCCGGTTTCCGCCTGGGGTTCATTCAGGAACCGTTGATCCAATACCGCGTCATCCAGAAGGCCAGGGATGAAAAAGCCATTGAAACACTGAAAAGGGAGTACTTGGCTATATGAAAGTTGCCTTTATCCCTACGAACGTTTCCGGCGTGATGTTCTATAGGTGTTGGCAGCCGGCGGAAGCATTGCGACGTTTGGGCATTAAAGTGGCCGTTCTTTGGTACCAGAAGAACATGTTTCTTCTGCACCCATGGGAGGAAGACGTTTATAAGGAATATGCGGGTGCGGCCAATTTCAACATTATGCGGGACGTGGATATGGCCTGCGAGGACTCGGACGTTATCGTATGGATGGGCCTTCATACGCCGAGATCATTGCAGTTGTTCTTAGAATCAAAGGCGCGGTACCCTAGGAAGAAATTCGTGACCGAAATAGACGATTACATTTTTTCCATCCCTCATGCGGAATTGTCAGATGCCTATGCTCCCGGGGCCATTTTGTCGGATGTTTTCGCGGAGCAGATAAAACGATCCGACGCCATTATCGTTTCCACGCCCGCCTTGGCTGATTTTTACGGAGAATTCAACAAAAACGTCCATGTTGTTGAAAACATGATAGACCTTTCCCTCTGGCGTAAGGTGAACACCCAGCACCCTCGCCAGAGGGTCAATATCGGATGGGTTGGCGGGGCTACACATGATGAGGATTTAAGGATGATAAAAGACGTCATTTTGGGAATGGTGGAAGACCGGCTTGACGTTGAATTTACTTTTTTGCATGGCGTCCCGTCTTTTCTGAAACATAAACCGGGATGTCGTTTGATGGGAGAACGCTTGGAGCGTCCTCCCTGTTATCTATGCAAGGGACTGGACCGGGTGAGGTGGACGCATGATTTTAAATCAATGGATCATTATCCGAAATGGGTCCATTCATACAAATTTGATATCGGAATAGCTCCCTTGCTTGAGAATAATTTTAATCAGGCCAAATCAAATTTGCGGTGGCTGGAGTATTCCGCCATGGGGATACCAACCGTGGCAAGCCCATTGTCGCACTTTAGGAAATCAATTCGTCACGGGGAAACCGGTTTTATTGCTTGCGATGACAAAGAATGGCGCGGATGCTTGGATGCATTGGTGGATGATATTGAGGTGCGTAGATATTTGGGGGAAAAGGCACGCAAGGAAATAGAAGGAAACTGGAATACGTCGCTTTTGGGTGAGCGATACAAGGAAACATTGGAGAAAATAATCCATGAATCTAACCCGTGCGACACTGGTGACTCGGATCGGGGAATTGATCAACGATCCCAGCCACACGCGGTTCAGCCAGTCTAAAAAACAAGACGCCATCCAGGAAGCGCAAGAGCGCTTTGTCTTGGACACGCGGGCGTTGACGGATGAAACGACCGAGACAATCGTTGACGGTACCGCCGATTACGGTTTACAAGTCGATTGTCTGGATATTATCCGAATCGCGCACAAGGGTTTAGAGCTTCAACGGTTTTCACGGTTTGACCTGGACAGGGCGCGGACGGATGACTGGCGCACGGTTACAGGGACGCCGACGCACTACTACGTCAATTTAAACCCGGAAAATCAACGGATCGTTTTGTTTCCAACACCCACGGCGGTGGACGCGGGTGTCAATCTGGCGGAGGAGTGGGTAAAGAGTCCTCCGGCTCTCACTACTGATTCAGACGTTCCTTTCAATGGGAATGTTTTGTTGGCTCCCTACCATATGGCCATTGCCTATTTGGCCGCTGCTTATTTTTTAGGAATCTATCCAACACAAGAATCCATCGTCAGGGTTCAGCAATATCGGAAAGAATATGACGTTTTGAAG